TCGAAGGCGTAGTTGGTGATGATCCGGTTTGACGGGATAGGGGCCGGTTCCGGGACAGGTTCAGGCGATGCAGGCGCGGTAAACTCGTCATCTTCATCGTAGTGCCAGCCAATGCCGGGGCGGGGATTCATGTCGGTGATGTCAATCCCGTCAGGCCAGCCTTCAGGACCGGTGTCAATGAGGTTGGTCACGATGCCGTCTTCAATCAGTGCAAAGGTGTTCATGTTCATTCTTCCCATGTGACGATGCAGATGCCGGAGCCGCCGTGGCCGCTTGAGGCGTTGAAAGTGCCATCGGCTTGTTCGACACCTGTCCCTCCACCGCCGCCGCCACCGCCGCTGTTGGGCAGCCCATTCATGAGGGTCGGTGCCCCGGACGCCATATTGGAGCGTCCAGCCAATCCGCCTCCAGGACCACCCCCATTGCCGCCGACCTTTGTTGTGCCGTATTCGTACACGTAGTGCTCACCATGAAAACCACCCGGTCCGCCTGCGGCACCACCAAATGCGGACGCATTGTTGATGCCCTTGCCGCCTGACTTGCCGCCAGGGGCCACCACCAGATTGCCAAATGAGGTGGTGCCGCCATCGGTGGGTTCATGACGCGTACGGGGTGGACCTGTCCATGCGCCGCCGGTTCCTCCCGCCCCGACCAGCACCGTGACCGGGCCGGTGATTGTGACAATGCGGGTGATGTCCGCGCCGGAGCCGCCGCCTGCGCTGTTTGCAAGGACACTCTTGTCGCCTGGGTTCATGTGGCCAATCGCCCCGCCGCCACCTCCGCCCACACAACGCACCTCCACCACGCCGCCAGCGGCGAGTAATCCGGGGGATGGGGTGAAGGTGCCCGAGACGGTAAATACCTGTTGTTTTTTGACCTGTGGGGCCATGCTGATATATCGACCCATTACGCATCCTCCTCAAAGCCGTGGTAGCGGGCGGAAACGCCCGTGCCGTTGTTGGCAACAACGTATAAATTTTCCCCAGCGGTCATGACTACTCCGGTGCGTTCAAGGACTCCTTTCGGCGGAATCGGGCTATGGTCTTCAATGAAATCTGCCGGTGTGTGCGGCCCTTTGACAATCAATATGCCAACAGTGCGTGTTTCTTCTGCCCGGTTGCAGAGGCTGACAGTAACGGTGGCGCACTTTCCAGCAGGCACTGTGTATATGAGTCTGTTGTTGTTGGCGGGCGAGATATCCGTTTTGCCCGAGATGGCAGGCATGGTGTGCTCCTGTAGTCAAAGTTGATGAAGGAAATAATCACGGGCGCGGTGCAGGCGTACGTGCGGGTTGAAATTGCCGGTGTGCCAGAGGGTGAGCCAGGGGGCGTTGCCGTTGTTGGCGGTACTCCTGAAATACAGGATGTTGTTGTGGAACGAACAGGCAAATTGCAGGGCGTAGTAGTTGCTGGCATGCTGGTGCGTGGACGAGATCAAATGAAACCATTCCTGACCGGTGAACGGCCAGCCCGCGCCTTTGTCCAGCCGTTCATAAAATCCGCTCTCAAGCTTGCTGGCAATATTGTCCGGGGCGGTCTGGATACGGGTGACTTTTCTGTTCAGCTCTGATTGCAGGTTGACAACATCCGAGATCGGATGTGTATGGCTCACGGCGGCTTTCTCATCCAGCGCCTCTTGCAGGCCAGTGATCTTGTTGATTTTCAGTTTCGGAATCCGCGCCACCGCCAGCACGCCCGCATTGATGTCATCAGCATGGTGGGTGTGGGCCGAAGGCAGGAAAGTGTCGGGTTTCTCGCCGATTTTGCTCCACACCAGTTGCATGCTGACCCATGCCTGGGTGGCGCTGACAAAACTCGGGTCCACCTGGATGGTCACCGCCTCGGTGGAAGACACGGTCAGATAGGTGCGGATGATGAGTTCGCGCCCGATGCCCGAGGACAGGACCGGTTTCTCGGTCGCGGCAAAACTGCCATAGGCCACCAAATCGCCATCCACGTCATACAAGCCGATTTCGCGGATCCAGAACCCGCCGGTAGTCGGCGGGATGACGGCCTGAATCAGGAAGGTGGTGGGGTCGGTCGGATGCGGTTCGGCCGAATCGATGGTTTGACGGTGGACCTCATTAAGCAGCTCCGCGCGGTTTTCGGACGGGACCACGGCCGCGCCGCCGCCATCACCCAGGGCGATGTGAGTGATGGTGAGCGGCGCGCCGCCCGGTTGCAGGGCGGCGGCGATCTTGGCCTGTCCGCTGATGGTCAGTACGCTTCCAAATTTCATTTAGGCCTCCAGGGGCGTGAGGTCAACGATCTCATACGTCATATGGGCAATGGCGGCCACCACGGGCGTTGAATATTCCAGCGGGCCGGGTTGATAGGGGTACAGATCCACGCTGTCCGAGACGGTGGTGCACATCCCGACATACACCGGGGCAGGGGTGCCCGAGTCCAGAATCAGGCGCACGGTGTCAAGATGGCTTCTGGCGCTTTTGGCCGAGTGGACGATGGCGCGGATGCGGTCGAACCATGCGTCATTGAGCGTTAATCCCGCTTTGAGATCGGGGGCGTGTTCGACGGTGAAGGTGTAGGGAGCCGCAGGCGGCGTTTGCGCGAACCACTCCACGATGTCGGTGTGGCCGCCGAGTACGGACAAGGCGGTTTTGACGGCCCACGGGGTGCCCTTTCTGCGGTGCCAGTCGATGGATTGCTTGATGAGTTGCCGCTTGGTTGAGGGTGTACTGGCCTCGGGCCAGATAACTTCATCAAGCAGGGAAAATTGTTCAGCGAGGGGCAGTAATGCGACTTCGGGGGCGGTATCGATCAGGTACAGCAAAATCCTGTCGAGCGGCAATTGGGCGTGTTGTTCCCACAGCATGCCGCACAGGGTCGAAAACCGCGGGTCGGCGGCGAGTGCTGGTGGCAAGACGGGGGCGTTGAGCTCAGCCATGCGCGGTTCCACCGTCGGTCAATGTGATACCGGTGCAACGGCCCCATTGGTGGGCATCGAGGACTTGGAAGACCGGGGATGTAACCTGCGCCTGATACACGCCGGAAACGTGCAACACGGCGGAGATTTGTTCCGGGACGAGGTCGAGGCCAAGGGTGCGTTGACGGGCATTGAGCCAGTCGTCGAGTGCAGATTGTGCGCGTTGCATGATCTCAGCGCGGTCGGTGCTGATATAAAAAATCAGGGTGGCGGTGATGGTGTAATCAACCGCTTCGGGGCTGCGGACGTGAACGGTGTCGGTGAGCGGGCGCACGCGCTCATCGGAGACGGTGGCGGCGACCTGGGCAAGCAGTGTTTCGGAGGGCAGGCCCGACTCGGTGAGTGGATACAGTGCCACTTGTCCCGGTGGTTCGCCTTCGCTCGGGCCGTAGACGGCGATATCAACAATGGACTGATGCGCGGACATGGCGTGATGGCGATACGCGCCGTAGCTGCCTGCGTTTGTGTATGCCTCGGGAGCGGACATGATGCGCTGCCGGTAGCGGTCATCGTCTTCTGTGTCTGCGCCGCCGGTGCTGGTAACGGTATTGCTGGCGGTGATGGGGAGATTGCTTTGCAGGGCGTTGATCTGACCGGGCAGCCAGCCGTTGCCAAGCGCGCCGGGCTCGGTACATGTGGCGCGAGCCGTGACCGGGGTTGCGCCGACGGTGATCGCTTCGACCGTGGCGAAATTGACGCGGGCATCGGTGCTGGCAATGAGGGTGCTTGCGGGCACCATCACCGGCGCATTGGCCGGTTCGTTCAACGTGAATGTGAGTTTGGTCTGTGCGGCGGCAGCGGGCAGGCGCGGCGTCCCCACCAATTCGCCCAGAAAATCCAATATTCCACCATTAGAAAAGCGCACCAGCATTTTTTCGGCGGTGGCCTGGATGGCGGTCAAGGCCAGTGCGTGCGCGTAGGCGACTTGATGGATGAACAGACGTTCGATCTGGGCCGGATACAGGGTTTTGCCGGTCATCTGCTCATAGCGTTTGACCAGATCGGCTTCAATCTCTGCCGGGTCGATGCGGACGAATTCGGGGGCAGGCACAGGGACGAGGTTCATGCGTGCACCTGTGTCTGCTGAATCACACCGTCCGCTGCTTTCCAGCGGATGCGGATGGTGAGGTGCTCGGGTGCGGAAGCGGGTTCGATCTGGACCGATTCAATGCGCATGCGCGGCTCCCATCGGGTCAGTGCGGCGACGATTTCACGCACGATGTGCGGACGGGCGCGGGTAATGGGCCAGTCGATGTAGTCGTGGATGCGGCAGCCGAAGGGCGGGCGATGGGTATCGCTACCCAAAGGCGTGGACAGGATGATGCGGATGGCCTGATCGATATCGTGGATGCCCTCGACAAGTTCACCTTCACGCAGGAGCGCGGGTTGCCAGTGGGCAGCGCTGGTGGGAACGATGGCGGGCGTTTGCATCATGTGGGCATGGTGCGGGACGTGATGGGCGGCGTCTTGTAAAGGAGTTTAAAAATGGAGGGGCGGGTTGGTTTCCGAATCCGCATCACGCTGGGGCGGAGGTGTTGTCAAGGCCGGGGGTAACCTTGGTATGGACGTGGGTATCGCCGATATTGGTGCCGTGGTGGGTAACGTTGTTACCAGTGATGGCAAGATCACCTTGAACGGTCAAATGGCCGGTACATGTGGTCTGCGGGGTATCCAGGGTGACGGTATCGGCCCGCACCGTGACCTGACCTGCAATCACTGTGACCGTAGCCGGGCCGTCAATTAGGAGCGCGTGAGTCGATTGGTTGTAGGTGACAATCGTGCCGTCCTTGAAGCGGACATATTCGGTATCTGCATCGGTGATTGGCGGCGGGTTGGCGTCGGAGTAAATGCCGCCCTGCACGATGCCGCCTGCACCGTCGGGTTCCAGCAATACTTGTACCTGTTCACCCATTGCAGGCAAGATCGCACGGCGCTGGACTTCAAGCGTGTTCTTCTGTGGCACATGCAGCCAGTAAGTTTGCACGCTGTCGCGCTCGGGCAGACGCACGCGGACGCGGCATTTGGCGTAATCCAATGCGGTGACAATGCCGTAAAGCAGTTCAGTCATGGTGTGATCTCGTGAGGGATTTACGGCACGCGGCAGGCATCGACTTCGGTGGTAAACCCGTTGCCGCGTTCAATACTGTGGGTCACCCGGGTCATCAGCCATTTGCCCGCAAAGTGCCCGGCGGCTTCACCCGTCAGACTGATATTGGTGCCGCTTTTGAGTCCGGGTTTGCCCATTGACTGCCAGCTTGCGATGCAGCGCTGGCGCTGTTCGCGCGCCATTTTGGCCGCCGCCTGTGCTTTGGCCTGGGCGGTATTGGTGGCCCGTGGCGTGCCTTTGGCACTGTCCCCGCTGCTGGTCGCACGGTTGACGCTGGACGGGACGGCAACCACTTTCCCATCGCGGATGACCATTTCGACCAGTTTGCCTTTGGCCGCGTTCTGGTGTTTGACGGTCACGTCTTTGGGTAATTCACGGAATGACTCGCGCAGGCGCACGTTTTCCAGTTCGGTCAGCGCAAACTCGGCCACTGGCGCGGCGCGTTCCAGTTCGGCGATGCGTTGCAACACTAACGTGTTGTCCCAGATTTTGAAGGCGTGATCGTATTGGCTGGCGAGTTCGCGCAGGAATTCCAGATCGGCTTTGC